TCGTCAAAATTAGTCACAGTATCTAAAGACAATATTACATCTCCAGATGAGTCTATTTTTACCGCGAGTGGAAAGGTTGAGTCCATTTGACTTGATGCTGTAAAAATATCTGGTGTTTCTGTAAAAGTTGATATTTGCTTGTAGGCTTGTATTCCAGAAATGTTTGTAGTCACGATTGTGGCTTCTGCGGAGGTGTTGCCGTTTTTATCAACTGCCTTTATGAGATATGAACCCACTCTAGCAGGTACTATAGCGTTATCGCATTTTCTTCTAGGGCATCTAACAAGATTGGTAGAATTAATCCAATTAGCACCAGTAGTAACATTTTGATAGCGTATTTCGTAAAAAGAGATGTCTAGGTCACTATTAGCAGAAGGTGGAGTCCATGTAAGCTTTAGATGGTCTTGACCATGTAACTCAACCCCAAAATCCTCTACATTGCTTGGCGGTTCAACACCCCCTACTATTGCTCTTGTGGTTGATATAAAGGTACTCTTTGAGCCTATGGTGTTTACTGCTCTTACTCTAACTTGATAGGTTGCACCATCAATCACATTAAGATGTTGATATTCCAGTATTTTTCCTACTGCTATTTCTCGAAACGAATCACTTACAGCATTTCCATCTGGGTCTAATGTCTGCTTTATTTGCACCTCATAATTATCGACAAAAAGGTCTGTAGACGCTCCGATAGTAATTAACATTCTAGTGATAACAATTCCATCAGCATACTCTACCAGTTCATCAGCTAGTGTAATACTGGCGGGTGGCTGTACTGAAAAGGGGTTTGGTAGTGTTGTATCGGGTATTGTTGGCACTTCTTGTTGTGTACCAAATGTGTAGAAACTATCTTGATGCTCTGAACATTGTAAACTTACTGTGTGGTCTGTATTTATTGACATTCCCTGTACTCTAAAGGGTTTTGCGGAAAAGCTAGGGGTTGCATGGGTTACATTTACTATATCCCCTATGGCTAGGTCTAAGGCTGTTGCATCCGCTCTAAGTGATATATCAAGGCTAGTTCGTGAGCGTCTTAATATTATTTCTGCCATTTCTTGAGCTTGATATGGACTTGTAAACATAGAAAAGTCAAATCTGCCCTCTAATAAAAGACCCCCATCAGCGGTTTTCATATTGGCGTGTTGGTCTGCCGATGCTAACCCTGTTTCATCTACTGGCGGGAATTGTGCTGTGTCCGACTGATAATTTTTATCTGGATTTATGAAGTTTACAATAACCCTGTTATATCGTGAGTTCTTGTTTTTGCTTTGTACTGTGATACCGCCTAATATATTGTCTTCTGTGAGCGTTATAGACGCTGACCCTGTGCTTTCGACCAATATATTGTATTTACCCCCCGAAAAGTTTAGATACGACCTAGACCCCCTTACAAAGTTTTTGACGTTATCTATAGCTTTTACTGATGTATCAACAACCGCATGACTGTCCATAAGGTCAATCTGGCTTGCACCGCTGAAAGGCGTGATATTTGTATCACAAACATCTGTGGCGGTCTGCCAATCCGCAAAGTTGCTATCGAAATAGCTATTTGGGATACCCATGCCAAACCTATCGTTTCTGAGATAGTCTAAAAGCTGTAATATTGGGTTATCCGAATATTCCCATGTTGTGCTTGTATCTGCCCTGTGGCTACCGCTACCCCCTGTAACTGTTCCATCAAGATTTGGATTGTAGACCTTCCGACCCTTTACAATCGCTTGCACTTTAGGCAATGACCCGAATTTATCAGCGTTCCATTCAAATCTAAGAGCCAGATAGGCTAACCCTCGCAATCTGTGGTTTGATGTCCATGAAGTAAGTGTAGATAAAAGGGTTGATGCTGACTGTGAATCTGTTCCTAAATGTGCTTCTACTGTAATTAAACTAGAGTCAACAAAAAAGTTTGAATCGGAACTTGCTACTGTTCGTTGTGTGCCATCGGTCAATGCTCCGCTAAGAGTTACTTGATTTTCGTTTACAAATAGGGTTTCTACGCTGTTTATTTCCCCTTCACTTAGAACCAAAGCCATGTATAGATACTGATTATCTGTTCCCGATGTTTCTAAGAATACGACATTACCCCCAACTTTTCTTGTTCCATATACCACAGGAATAGAAGCGTTTGCCCTAAATTTATTGACTAATATCCCCTGTGCTTGCTGTTCCGCAAAGTCATCCCCGAACTCTGGAATTTCTGGTTGTGGTATTAGCCACCCTACAACGTCTTCTACAACGTCTACGACTACATCAACTACATCCCTTACGAAATCGCCTACATCATCAAGAAAATCGCCTACAAAATCACACATTTACGCTAATCTCCAGTTACCGCCCATATTTTCGAACCCAAGTTTTTCTAACACCGCACCTATTTCTATTTTTGTTGTGACCCCCATGACTATAGGCAAATCATCAGCCACATTTTTCACACTATCTATAAGCGTTTTGACTAGCTTAAAATTTCTATATTGTTTTTTAATATAAAGAATATTTATGTTTATTAGTTCCTGTTTGCTAAACCAATATTCTGATTTATGAAATATGCAACAGCCAATAAGTTCTTGTTGGTCTAACTCTTTTACAAGAATAATCTTGCCCTTTTGTAAAATGAAATCAATAAACGCTTTAAGTTTTGGCTTATCTACTTTGGGTAAGTCTACGTCAACTAAGTCAACTTCTTTAAAATTTATCAATAAATCAAAGACCTCTTGAAAATCTTTTTTCTCTGCTTGGTATATATGAACGCTACTCATACCCGACCCCATTTAATGTCGCTTACAGTCAAAGCGGAAAATTCCATGCCTTTGTCGGAAGAAAAAAACCTTTTTTGTGAAGTATCTGACGTTGTTCTACCACTTTGTTTAGAAAAGTTACCCCAATGTGACGTAACAGTAAGGTTTATGCTTGCTGATTTTGTAGTATCCGTAATCTTATATTCGTCTATTGTACCATAAAATAACAGGAATGGGTCAGCTATTAATGCAAGGTTTGCATCTAAAAACCCTCTATAAACAAATACATTGTCGTTAATGATGTTTTCGTTAAGTGCTATGGATATATATGTTTGGTCTACACCAGAAAGATTAACGATAAGACTATTTTTAGAAGGTGCGTTTGTTTCGCTTACCCCTGTTATTCCTCTAAAATGTCCGTTTGCTTGGTACGTTCTTGAACTTCCAGAAACACTTGATGTTATGTCAAAGCTTGCATTTGTTAGATATACTGGAGTTCCGAAACCTAATTCTAATAAAATAACTGGTTCAATATTTCCTGTGGCTAGTTCTGTTTTTACCGCACTTGTTAAACCTCTAGCCATTTATAAACTCTCTATTACATCGAACTCATAATTAAATAATAAGTTTCCATTCTTGTCGTTTTGCCCTGTTGCGAACTCTTGAACGTCACTCGTTAGGTGGACTGTAAAAGGTACTGAATCATAAGTAACTGCACTATTATCCGCTAGTGCTTCTCTAAGGGGTGGTTCTATCGTGACTGTTGACGCATTACTGGATGACGTTGCATCTTCAACCACCATATAAACTTTATCGTGAGCAAACTTGATAAAATCACCCGCTTTGAGTCTACCCGCACCATCACCCGCAAACCCATCTATAGCTATCGTTGTGTCAGCAACCGCATGAACACCATTAACCAATAAAGTGCCTGTTTCGTTGCCCTGTGCGTTTAGATAGCTTGGGAAGGTTACTGTAAAATTATCTTTTCTGTTTCTCTGCTTCATAATAAAAGCCATCACAGGTGCAAAGTCTGCTCTAGTAAGGGGAGGATATGAAAGAGTAAAACTAAAGCGTTGACCTTGCACTTGTCTTCTAAATGTCTTCCCGCTATCCGTTTCACTAAACAAAGTCTTTTGATTGCTCTTGATATTGATAGCTGTAAAATCTGTTTTTGGTAATGCTCCACTCATACGACTGCCATCTTACCCTTTTCATTCATAGCACTATTAATAAGGTTTACGATTACACCCCGACTATTTACCAATAATTCGTTGAAACCCCTAGCGTCTACAGTATTGATGTTGAAGTTTACTGTGACTTGTTTACCCATTCCTAGCTTGTCATTTGGTACGACTGTTCCCGCTTGGTCTGGTACAAAGAGTTCTGCACCTTTTTCCCCAACAATGCTTGGTTGTCCGACTGGCGGTCTACCACCCCTTTCAAATCCTTTTATTTTATTTATGATACCCGCACCAAACGCTAATGCACCGCCTACAGCGACTATATTGAATGGGAAGGGTATAGAAGCAAAGGTCTTCATAGCACCCTCATATAAGCTTATAAATGCTTTTTTGATAGCATCTGCCTTGAACATTGCTAAACCTTTTTTAAATGCCATCTGGATTGCTTCTCCAATAAGCATTTCAACAGTTTTTCTTACAATAAAAGTAGCTAAATCTTGAAAGCTAAGTTTGCCTGTCATTACAAAGTCTGTAAGTGATTGTTTTAATCCCTCAAATGCCGATGCACCAATATCCTGTATTTCTTTGAACATTTCTTTTTGTGTTGAGAAAGCATCTGTAAAACCTTTTTTCAAGTTTTCATAAAACCCTGTTAGTTCTTTAACAGCGTCACCTTGTTTTTTTGTTGCATCTGTGACGTTGCCTAACCCAACTTCAACAGTTTCCAAAGGAACATTCATGTAGGCTTTATCTAAATCAAATAACACTTTTTCTAATTCTCTTAATTCTTTTGTCGCTTCAAATGTTTTATCTGATTCAAAAGGGTTTGTTATTTTATCAAAACTATTATCAAAATCCCTTATCCGCTCTCTGAGTTCATCTCTTAATTTTTCGTAAGAATCACGAACCGCATCAAACCCATCCGCACCATTATCCGTAAATGTTGCCAGTTGTGATGTTAAAGCTTCCACATCTGATTTAAAGTCTTCTAAGGTTTTGTCTTTTTGAAATACTTTGAATAATTTTTCTAATTTCCCTGTGGCTTCTAAAGCACCAACACCTAACGCAAGAATAGCAACTAAACCCGTTCCTTTTGAAATTCGGTTGAGTTTCAGCATACCGACCCCCGCAAGGCTTAAAGAACGAGCCAAGCCTAAAAACGCACTTGATATTTTTGCAACAACAAGAGCCATTCCTAATGCCTTAAAAATTTTAAAATTATCAGATATGAATTCAACGCCCTTACCCGCAAGAATAACCGCATCTGACAATCCTTTACCAACTGCCCTAGCTATCTTATCTATAGTTGCTTGATTAGCTTCTAAGGCTTTATCTAACTCACCGAATTCCTGTTTTAGTCCTTTTAAAAATTCGTCTGCTACAGTTTTTTGGAAGTTAAAAATTTTATCGCCTATCATTGAAAGCGTTCCTGTGAAAGTCTGTGCTAAATCATCTGTTGCACCCGCAAACCTTCCACCTTTTCCAAACACTCTTTCAAATGCTTCGGCTGTTTCTTCCGCTGTTACTGTTGCACCCGCCTTGAACCCTAGTAAATCTCTTACACCTCTTTCCCTAAAAATATCGGCACTAGCTACACCCGCTGAGAATGAACGCTGTATTTGTTCGGCTGTTGTTTGGAAATCAAGACCAGTAACACTAGCAACATTGCCTGTTATTTCTAATATCTTTGCTAATTCTTTTGAATCTTTTGCAACAACAGCTAGGTTTCCCGCTCCCGCTTGTATTTGCTCTAGGCTGAAAGGTACTTTAGATGCGAACTTCGACATAACATCAAAAGCTTTTGCACCTTCTTCTACACTACCAAATAAGAATTTTAGTCTTATTTGAAGGGATTCAACTTGTCTACCAACATCAACAAACGACTTTATCGCAACACCCGCACCTATACCCACAAGAGCATTTCTTAAATTGAACACCGATTGTTTTAGTTTATCGACCCCTGTTGTGGCTGACCTCATAGCTTGGCGGGTCTTATCCTTCGCTATAATGTCTATATTTACGTTTTTTGTTGCCACTTATCTACTTGCCTTTGCTAGTCGTTCTTGTCGTTCTCGTTCCTCATGTTGGATTTGAAAGTAAGCAATCCACATATTAAATTCCTCAACTGACATTTGCAAGATTTCGGAAACTGTTTTGTGAAGCTTTTCGGCTAAACCAAAGATATTATGTAACTCTGCATCATTCTTTAGTTTTTTTTATAATCCTCAATATCTTCATTACCAGTACCCATTATCTTTGTGGCAACGTCTGCAATTACATTTGTGTCAGCTTTTGTTTTGAAGGAAAGAATGTGAGAAGCGTTAAACATCTTTTCGCCATCTTTCGTTAAGGCTTTTTCGATGATAACGTCAATAAGTACAAGCAAATCGGTATTCGTTGCACCCTTGAAAATCTTTTGTTTCTCAAGCATATTGAAAGGCTTGGTATGAATAGCTTTATCGCCTGTCAAACCCCACTCTGGAACTTCAATAATCTGTGTGTCTAGCTGACTAAAATGGTCACGAATACCATCAAAGTAGTCAATCTTTTCATCTGCCATTTTAGACTGTTCCGATGGTCAACCCACCATTACCTTGTCCAGATACAGTTCTAGTGGTTACGCCATCTAATGTAACACCTACTGACATTCCAGTAACAATTCCAGTTCCACTAAACTTTCTATCTCCAGACTCATTACCTTCTGGTAAGAAAGCAAAAGTTAGTTCTGCTCCTTGTACTAATGTTGTTTGACCGCTATCGGTTTCATCAAAATTCATATCAATAGTAAAAGTATAAGTACCCCTTCCAACTAAATATGATTTCATTGAATCACCAAGTGCTGTATCTTCCACAACGTCATGGGTAGTATCGACTGTGAACCCTGTGGCATTACCTAATGTAGTACCCCCAATAGTTACAACCCCTTCTTTTCCGTGATGTGTAGCCATTTATTTACTCCTTTTCTTCTTTAGGTTTTTCGACTTTTTTAGAAACCGCCTTTTCATCATGCACCTTATAGCCATTTTTTTCAAAATGCTCTACATGGTCTTCAACGCATTTTATAATACTTTCGCCTTTTTTCATAGTTACATT